TTACCAATTCAGAATTATTAAAGTCAAATGTCTGATTTAAGTTTTGCTCAACAGGCAGTGAGTGGTAGAAGTTTCCAATAAAGTATGGGAATTGTGGCGCTCTATTCGATGTAGCAACTGTAGCGTGATATGCATAGACACCGTTAGGGAATTCTGGAGTCTTTTCAAATCTACCATTGTATTCATCAAGGTCTGCAGAATTATTGTAAAGATAATCTTCTACAAAGAAACCTGATGTGAATGAAGATGGTCTATCAACAACATTTGAAGTTGAAGCAGTATATCCAGATTGAAGTAGTTTTACTGTAGAGTTTACATCATCAGCATCCGTATATCCATAGGGACCGTAGATTGGGTTGCCATCAAATGCCCATCCAATGATTGGTGAGTGCTGATTTCCGTCATCACCAAATACATCATTGCCGATTGAAGTTGAATATCCAACATATGCATACTCAAGACCCTGAGCATTGTCTGGATTTTCAATAACAATCTCAGTATCAAACTTACTAAACTTATTAACAGTAAGGTCTCTTACTGATGCTTCAAGGATAGCATTCCTTCCATTTGGAGATACAGTGATAGTTGTGTCACTACCATATCCAATTCCAGGATTGATAATGACAACACTGGTAATCTTACCAGAAGAAACAACCGCTCTGAGTTTTGCTCCTGCACCAGCACCCTTTACAGTCAACAGTGGAGCAGATGTATACTCAGTGCCAGCATTTGCAATGACAACACTGCTAATCTTACCTGAGGAAATGATTGGGGTTAACTCTGCATCCTTTCCAATTTCCACAGAAACATTTGGTCTCTTGTGGAAGTTGAGGACAGTGGACCCATATCCAGTGCCATTCTCATAAAGATTTACACTTTCAATAGAACCTCTGACGATTGGAGTGGCAGTAATACTATCTGAAGAGTTGTTATACTCTGCATTGATTGTTACTGTGATATCTTTGTATGAGAAGTTTTGATATCCTACACCAGCAGAAGTAAGATTGATGTGCTTTCTTCTTGTGAAGTTGGTTTGAGTGTCGGTTAAACGGAATGTATCATCATCGACACGTATGACATAATACTCATTACCACTAGTCAGTCCACCAATGACAGTGCCAGCAGTAGTGTAGACAACTAAATCGCCATCAGCAAAACCATGATTTTCTGTTGTAATAGTATCCTCAATAGTTGATACTTGTGATGGACTTGCAATCAGTCTCTTATTAGTATATCCACTACCAGGATTTAAGACTTTGATTGAAGTCAAAGTCTTTCTTGCCTCAAAAGTCTTAAACTTGTGAGTGCCTTGTGAAGTTGCTGAAGTGAAACCTACGGTGTTAATACCAGACTGATAAGACCCGAAGGATTGATACAGTTTGATATTAGTTGAATTAACTACCTCTGCATAATATACAGACCCACTAATCAGGGTGTTTCCAGTTGATGCATTACTTCCACCATAGCTTCCAATGCCGATAGCAGTATTGCCATTTCTATTATAGACAATGGCATCGCCATCCTCTAAGTTGTGATTTGATGGGAATACAATAACATCGCTAGTAAAGTCAATAGACCCACCGATTACGGAAGAGCTTCCATTAAACTCAACTTCTCTATATCTTGTTTCTACGATTGGTTTTAAAACTGCACCACTACCATTACCACCTTCGATTGTTACTGAGGTAACATCTTTGATATCAAAACTTTGTGGGTCAACAATAATATCTTCAACAACACCAGATACAACAGGTCTGACTAAAGCAGTTGTTCCTGAAGCAGGTGCTGAGATTTTGATTGTTGGTGGATTGATTACATCATATTCTTTACCACCATTGTATACATCGACAGAAGATACAGGACCATAGTAAATCTTATCTTCAGACTTATAGTTTAATACCTCAACACCATTAACCAGAAGACCTGTGGACCCTGGAAGAGTTTCGGTTTTGTTTCCAATCTTGATATTTTTCTCTGCTGGAAACTTCTTAAGAAGTTGCTGAGGATATACCTTCTCTACTTTCTGCTCAACTAAGACAAAGGTGTGGGACCCTGTTGTGGTTGTTGAAGTAAATTCTGCAGGAGTATCGATGTCAACCAGAGAGTGTGACAGATACAGTTTGATTTTATTCTTTGCAGGAAGAACTCTGACATAATACTCACCTTCTGGTAATCCAGAGAGAGCAGTGCCTGATGCTGAGTAATATACTTTGTCGCCAGTTACAAAGGGGACATCACTTCCAAATGAAAGGATGGTATATTTCTCAGTGTTGGAGTTGTATCCTTGCAGAGCACTACTGGTAGCGGATGCTAGTGTTGCTTTCTTTACATCTTGTGTGATTTCGTAAGATGGTAAAGAGTTAGATGCAACATAGAAGTACTCATCTTTCTCATTATAAACATTCTGGACATCACTGGTAACCAGGTCATCACCATACAAAACTGGTGTGCCACTACTACTAGCAGTCTTTAACTTTCTTCTGATAGTGTAATTCTTATCAGTGTCTTCAGTAAAACCTGTAAGATTGTTTAGAGTTACATCATGTCCAGAAATACTACCAACAATAGCATCAGAGTGTGCAACCGTTTCCGTATTACCCTCAAGGATATCTACAGTATCACCTACAGCAAGACTTGACTTATCAATATCAGACCTCAATTCAAAAGTCGATCCACTGATACTCTTTACTTGATATCTGGAGCTGGTGTTGTAAATCCAAGAGTTTGCAAAGATTTGCTTGAATGATGCATCAGACTCTGGATTGGTAATCTTCTCACCAACATTCTTGACATATACTCTCTGACCTTCTGAAGAAAGAAGAACATCACTCTTCAATTCAAAATCAGAGATTACGCCTGTCAGACGGATTTCGACTTTCTTACTGGTGTCTCCGTTTTCATAACCGACAAAGACTTCACTGGTCCTGATTTCATCCTTTACATCAATTGCAGTATCAACACCACTACAACCTAAGAACTGGTTTACAGTCTTTCCAGTGTATGTTACAGTATTGTCACCAGAAATCAGAGTGCCACTAGCATTAAAACCAATCGTAGAATCTACGGTGATGATAGAAGACCCAACAGAAACACTGTTGATTACATTAGTCTTTGGTTGAATATTGAAAGTGCCTTCGATTAAATCTCTATCGTTGTATCCAACAAACAGATTTAACTTATAGTAAGTAGAAATTCCAGACCTGGTAAAGATTTCTACTTCAGATACCGACCCCTGAGTTTCTTCATCAGTCGATTTCTTGATAGTTTGACCAATAAGTTTGGTTGGGTCGCCAGAAATTCTTTCTGCTACAACAACTTCTCTTCTCAAATATTCTGCTGTAGAAGGCTTGAGAAGATAATCTTCAAGGTCAACAACCTTTGGAGTTACACCATACAGTGCATTGAAGAGAATTCTGTATGATTCCTCTGTGCCCTTTGACTCATAGAGACTTCTTGCCTCTTTGACAAAGTTGTTTACATCTAAGTCACTTGTGAAAGCAACATTCTCCAGACCTGGCGTCAGAGAATACTTGAGTTTTTTATAAAACTCTTGCAGAAACTTAGCACTAAGGTTTTCAACCTTGGCACCAGAAGTGTGCGCTGCGTTGCTGGATGAGGAGAATATTAATTCTTCTGGATTGTCATCAGTCCTATAGGAAGTAATACCACTAAATCCTCTTACACATCCAGTGAAAGAGTTTGTGGTGATACCAGTATAAGTGAAAATTTCACTATCAATCTTAAACAGACCATACTGTTCAGGGAATCCCTTCGTCGATGCTACCTCAACTGTATCAGAAGAAGTAGTAATATCTGAAGACAGGGTAGTCTGACCAGTGATAACATCTGGTGAGAGGTTGTCTAACTTGAGATATTGGTCAAGGTTATTAGCAAGGTCTGCTGGAGCACCTTGATATTCCTGAGAAATATAATACTGCTTTAAAAAGTCTACTGCCTTTGGGCTTTCGGAACGTAGAAATTCGGGTAATTGGTTCTCAATAACTTGCTGAACTTTTACCCTCGTCTCAAATCCAGTTTTTATCATCTTATACCCTCTTTAGTTCTCCGTTTAAGTAACTAGAAGTAACTTTGTATCCGACGCCAGAAATCTGTTCGCCAGAGCTAATCGTATCCTTAACCATATTTATGGTGCTATCGGCAACAGAAAAACTCAGATATAGGTCTTTGAGACCGATTACATCGTTGGATTCTGGGTATGCCTGAATCTCAATAATATTGTTTGCTGCTGTCGTAGATGTGATGTTAAGTGTATTGATGATAATCTCACCTTTTGCATAATCTACAGTGCCTGCAGACTTAACAATGACCTTATATTCACCAGTTTCCTCATTCTCTTGGACAACTGAAATGACACCCATGTTGCCAGTTGCATCTGGAGTATCAGTGAAGTAGAATGTGCCACTTCTTCCTGCAAGAGTAAACCCAGTGCTCTTAATATTCAGACCACCAGACTTCTTGTAGAAAGTATTTCCAAAGCACAACTCATACTGTGCAGACTGATTAATAAGTGCTTTCAGGTTTCTTCTGATAATAACACGGGTTACATTAGATGTAATCGCATTATCAACATTATCAATCGTCTGTCCAAGTTTACTATACTTAAATCTACCACCAAACTGATTGATGTTTGATGTGGAGAAAGTATTCAGGGTATCTACAATTCTAGACTTCAAGTCATTGACATTAGAAACCTGAGCATTATTGTAGTAAACTGCAGAGTCAATCTCAACATAAAGGACCTTAAGGTCTACAATCTGCTGATTGATGCCTGACAGTGAGTAATTCTTTAACTTACTCAGAATATTATTCTTGTCGAAGTCAGAGACATAATCACCATTCTTTGGTTTGATGCTGATGATTACATTACCAAACTGTGGTGGGTCTAACTCTTCACCACCAACAACAGAGACTGACTCAGTGTTGGGGTAGATGGATTGGATAATCGCTTCGTAATCGCGTGCTGTAACCGCCCTGTACTGCGATGAATAGATTCTTGGGGCAAAGTATTTGATTGAGTCAATAGACTCGATGTCGCCGCCATTAGAGGCAGCACTGGTGGTGGTTACAGATGCACTGGAAAGTGCAATAACATTGTTAGATGAGTCAACAACACGACCTGAGAAGGCAAAATTCGATGGTCCATTACCATCTTTACCATCAGTGACGATGTATGAGACTGTAATGACTGACTGATTCTCTAATTTCTTGCCAAAGAAACCGTCACCAAACAGCAATTCATACTTTTCGTCCTGAACTTCCTGAATCAGATAGGTTTCTGATGTTGATTTGACATTCAGGATGTTGTCAATCAGTGAATATTCTCTTCCAAGACCCGTTTCGCTAGGTCCTTTGACATATGCAACGATTGTTGAGGTGTCAATGAAGGAATTATTGAGAATAAATCTCTGGTCCAGTGAGCCATCAACAGTAAAAATGTTTTTTAGGAAAGTTCCTTGATATATTTCGATACCTGAGAATGATGCCTTCCCATCTTTCACCGTAGTAGTGATGCTTTCTGGGATTGAGAAGACAAAACTAGTGTTATTTGACGACGCAACGCACACTAGACCCTCCACTAAGGTCACTGTAGGAGTGTCTGCGCTAGTTTCTACATTAATCGTCACAGTCGCCTTAGCGGCGCTCCTGGAGCGAGGTACGTATCCGATATTTCTTGCTAACGATACGACATTTTCCCTCAATGTTGCCGAATCCAAGAAGGATTCATTGACAATCATGTTGGAATTGAATGCCGTGATGTAGGTATTATACGCTAGAGTGTCGATTAAGACCGAAAAGTTGGACCCTTCAAAGTCAAAATCCGTAAAATTGGAGTTTGCACGAAGATAATCCTTAATTTGCGCCCTTATCTGGTCAAAATCGAGGTTTGTAAACTTAGTAAAAGGCATATTATCTTGTTGCCTCTAGGATGAATGTAAATTCTTGTACTGGAAAGTCCTGACCGATGATATCAAAGACGATATTACACTCAAAAGTGTTGGTATCTGGTTGTGGATTGACCTGAACCTCAACATTTGCCACTCTTGGCTCGAAATTTTCGATTGTAGTCAAGATTTGCTCTTGAATTATGGTCGCAGTGCCATAATCAACGAAGTCAAATAAACTAGAACGCACATCAGACCCCAAAAGAGGTTGAAAAAATCGCTCTGTAGGAATAGTTTCCACTAAATTTCGCACAGAGCGACGTATTGCATTC